AACTGCGGGCATGAATCCTGGCAAAAGCTCACCCCCGCCATCAATTGCAAGAATCTTATCACCGTACCTTAAATCTCGAACAGCCACCGCTTCCCCTAGCACCGGCGCGGGCTGGAGGAGTGACCATTCACGCTCGCACAGTTTGTCGTCATCGATCAACTCGGTTCGTTGAATTACCTTTGGGTAACCAACAGTAAAGTGAAAGCAAGTGCCGTCAAATTCCGCAACCCTGCCATCGCTCGACCGAACGACATCACCCGGCTTTAGTTTTAAGTCTTTGAGTTTCATCTCACGTTCTCCTGCGGGGTGGTTGTGTTGACCTACTTCGCTGCCACCAACTCCGGCTTCTCGATTCTGGCGTTAGGGCCCGGGGCTTTCTCCGGCTTCCCAGGCGTGTCGCTCAACTCGCTTGCGAACACTTCGATAAAGTGAGCCGTCCGCAAGGCGTCGGTTTCGTAGCATGCGAGCTTTGAGCCGGTTTCAGGTTTGCGTAAGCGACGGAAAAATCCTTCGTAACCTTCGATGGCGTAAAATCTACCGTCCGCAAAACGCTTGTCTGCTTCGTAGTAAATTGCTCCAGGAATGTTCATGGTTAAATCCTTTCAGTTAGATTGACCAGCCACCCACCGCGCAACTGTCGGCAGTCGATTGAGTGTCCACGTTCTTTTAAGTAATCCACGACCATCATCCAGTCGTCACAAATCTCGCTGAGTCGCGCACTGCCGGTTTCGCACAAGCGAAGTTGGCGTAAAATCAAAGCCCCGTGGCAGCGAAAATACCAAGCCGAGTGCGTGGGCTGTTCGGCTTGGGCCGGTTCATCGTCGAGGAGGGCGAAGAGTGGTTGGGAGGTTGCCATTATTTGCTACGCCACTACGACTTGATTATCAAACATCGTTTCCATATCCTGCCCGTGCCCAGCAACAACAGCCGCCTTAGCGCAATTCTTGACCGCCTGGGAGAAATACTCGGGCTTCAATTCGATGCCAACTCCCTTTCGACCCAAGTAAACGGGTCCGCAGACTTCGCTACCAACTCCCATAAAAGGTGTCAGAACTTTCTCGCCAGGATTGGTCCACATCTGACAAGCCCGCTCGATAACATCAAGTTGCAGTGGGTGCTGGTGTCGCTCGTCATCATCTCCCTTGCTATCCTCGTATGGCACAACGCGAGACATGCGTATGTCATCCCAAAAGCAACTCGCGTACTGCCGCCAGATCCAGTGTGAGTAACGATTCTCGGTTTGCTTGCCTTTGAATCCACGTAGGTGACGAATGTCGGCTGGCATTTCACGCGAACCGGCGTAATTCAGAAAGCCGTGGTCATGCGTGACCGGGATCGGATTCGTGCCTTTCTTTCGGAACGGAATCAAGTAATCCCCGGCGGCGACGTTCACTTGGCAGCAGTCCTCTACTGTCTGCCGATGCGTCAACGCTTTAAGCATCGTGCGATTGCGAACTTCTAGTGGTTCCTTCCAAATACAAATTCTCGGCAGATACTCAAAGCCGTGCTTCCGATGTAGGTTGATGATATCGCCTGGAAAATCTGAGTAGCCGCCAATGTTCGCACCGGCAGTTGGCACATCCATGCAATGCACAGCAGCAATACGGCCCGGCAGCAGCACGCGGGCAATCTCGGAAACTATAAACTCGTAATGCTCGAAAAACTCTTTGTACGTTCTGGCGTTGGACAAATCGCGGACGCTGCTACTGTAGTTGTAGAGACAACCACCATTCTCGGTAGCAAACGGCGGACTATAGATCGCCATATGGATAGATTCGCTGGGAATCTTTGGCAATACTTCGCAGCTATCGCCGTTATATATTGCGTAGTGATCGGTAATAACTTGGTTGTTTACAGCCATGCTGGCAAAGACTCCTGTTCAATGAAGCGGTCGAGCTTCGTAATGTGTTGTGGATCGTTCATGTGCTTCGTGAGAGAATCAAACATCGCGTCGGCCTGCATGGCTTTGCGTTTCAGATTTTTCAGCACGCCCGCTTCGCCTTCGCTAGCGACAACGTGGATATTGACGGGATTGGTTTGACCAAACCGCCAACAACGGCGGACGAGTTGGTAATACTGCTCAAAACTGTGCGATGGAAAAACAACTTCATGGCAACAGTGCTGCCAGTTCAGTCCCCAGCAGCCTATCTTCGGCTTGGTAATCAGTCGCTGAATGCTGCCCGATGAGAAGCCCTCGAAGATTTCTTCCTTCTGCTCATCGGGCATTGAGCCGGTCACCTGGACGCTGTTGGTTATCGTTTTTTCTAGTGCCTTGCCCTCGTCGTTAAGTTCGCACCAGATCGCACTCGGCCCATCGTGTGCCTCGACAAGCTCGCAGGCTTTGGCGACACGCTCGGCAATTGAATTGCGACGTTCCTCGCGTTGTTCGGGCAGGCTTTTGGCTGGCAAGGAAAACAAAAAGCCATCGCGGCACTTCAAAGCGTTGACGATATGCTCATGCTCGTGTAGTGGCGGCAGATCGAATCCGTTATCGTCGAATCCAATATCGCTCGGCTTGCGGATGCAGCGCGCCCACGAGCAAACCCATGACCAAAACGGATGCTCGGCATGGCCACGAAAGCGGTACTTTGTACGACCCCAGCCCAGATCGTCCTTAGTGGTTTCTTGCTTAAAAAAAGTCGTGATCATGTCACGGAAGCCGAGATAGCCTAACGCTTCCGACGATGTTCCTAGCTCCCAATAGTCATTAGGTGCGGCGGTTGCGGTCCACAAAGAGCGGAATTTAATGCCACGCATGAAATCCGTGACGATTGATTTTGTGGCAGACTTGAAATCTTTAATCGCTGACGATTCATCGCCGACAACGCCAGCGAAATCGGCAGGACTGAATTTATGAAGTTGCTGGTAGTTGGTAATACAAACTTGTGGTTTGCCTGTAATCGCGCCATCCCGTGAACGCTCGGCGTCGATGCCAAACTTTTCCGCCTCGCGTAATGTCTGTGCCCCAACCGCCAGCGGGGTTAATAGCAGCACCGGGCGATTGGTGTGCTTCACAACTTGATCGGCCCAAGCCAATTGCATGGCCGTCTTGCCGAGTCCGCAGTCTGCCAGAACAGCGGCCCGCCCTTTTGCTAACGCCCATTCGACGAGGCTCGCTTGAAACGGAAAGAGAAAGTCTGGCGGCGTTGCCTTGAATCCATCCATGCCGGTCCACTTGGCACGGCTAGAGAGAAATTTCATATAGCTACTTTGAGTTGCTTCCATTCGTAGAGTCTCCTACTCGTTAAATTCCTATCAAAACGACACCCTGCATCGCCGCCCGCCGTCGCTGGTCGTGTGCTCTTTTCCGTCGTTTGCGTTCGTCCTCGTGGACCTGCTTCACGTCAGCCCTGGTCACGCCATGTCGCTCGGCGATCACGCGAAAGTGGCGACTCATGCTGGGGCCGCGGCAGAGGTCCAGGTCGCTAATAATCCGGTTGCGTTCGTAGGCGGTCATATCGCTCCTTTCGTGTTTCAAAATCCCACTCCCGCCGTCTGTTTGTGACCGCAGTTCAACCGGGAGTGGGGGTCTGCCTAGCAACAAGCCAGGCGGGTTTCATTAAAATGGGCTAACGTAAATTTCCTCGGTATAAGTTCCGGCCTGCGTCTCGACTTCACGAGTCGGCAGCGGTTCAAACTTGGCTTTTACAATCGCCAAAGCCTCTTGCAGTTCATCCCAAAATCTTTCTAGGGCCAGTCGCAAGGCTTCTGTTTTCTCATCGGGCACCAGCCGAACTTCCAGCGTCGGCAAGCCTGGGCAGTACGAAAGAAAATCAATCCACTCGCGGCCAGTGACGATCAATCCGCCGTGGCACTGCCCAAGGTATTCGTCAGGGATACCACCAGCCCGCAAATACTTGACCTGCGTTTTTGGTAGCGGTGACTTGCTTTCAATCAGACCATCCTCTCCCACCATGCCGTCCGGCGAATAACCAAACCGCCCATCATCTGTGGTAATGAAGCCGACTTCCTCAACCTTGACGTTATGCTTGAACTCATAGAACCGGCGCGACTCAGGCTCCAGGTAGTTGCCCCGGCGAATCGAACTGTTGGAAAACTCATCATCATCGCCATACATTGGTGCAAACTTGTCGGCAATCAACTCGTCGATATAACTTTGAGCGCCCGCCGCATAGGTCCAGTTCTTTGGAGTGACAATCCGAGAGAAGCAGGAAGCGGTCGGCGTTCCTTGCCGCAACT